CAAGTCGGCTTGGACTCTTCCCTGTCAAACTTGTTCCAAAGTGCCATCTGTTTCTCCCTTTGCGGTATTTAGCAGCCGTCCGAATCCTAGTTGTTCTTGCCGTACTTCTTCACAAGTTTCGGCATCTCGACATCAAGGTTCGCCTTCGCTGCGATAAGAGCCTGAATCTCCTTGGCAACCTTACCCATGTCAAAGATTCCAATCGACACGCCATCGAACCACTTGTAGTAAGCCTCTTCCCAAGGCTCCTTCTTCCTCGTTGCCTTTTTCATCAAGAGGTCAGAGAAAGACTGCTTCTTCGCAGCCTCGGTCACCCCGACCTACTCCGCAGAGTGCTTCTTGACGGTCAGGCTCTTTACCTTCTTCTTGTAGTGGGCGACGATGGCATCCATGTCGGACTTCGACTTGCACTCGTAGCCGTGGTCACGCATCCCGCTCCCCAACGCCATGCCCGATCCCGTCTGCATCGACTTCAACCTCCTAGGGAGGGAGTCGTGGGCGGATTCCATTCCATCGAAGTCCTTCGACATGAGAGAGAATTCGATAGTGGACGAAGCCTTCGCCTCGCCCAACTCGGTCACATCGAAGGATTCCTTGACCTTAGCCTTGGTTGCTGCAAAGTCCTTGGCGAACTCTTCCATGGTTTTGATCATGTGAAGCGCATCCTCAAGGTTTTCCTCTGCCTCTTTCTTGTCGAATCCGCTCGCCTTCAGTTTCTTCGGGTCTTTGAGTATCGTTTGAAAATACTTCACCAACTTCCTGAGTTCCTTCTCAGTCGGTTGGGCAAAGCCCTCTAGGGCGTATGCCTCGTCCAAGCGGTCAAAAGGGCGGCGATGCTCACCCTCCTCGACCGACTCCTTCTTCGCCTTCGCTTCCTTCTTCTTCTTTTCGATGTTCTTTAGGAACTCGGGCGGCAACTTCTTGCCTTCCTCGACATGCCTCTCAAACGCAGCCGTGAACTCGTTTGCTTCTTGGTTCGTGCCCTTGCAGCCGCACTTACCGACAGCCTCGTTGAAGGCGAGTCGGAGGACCGCCCTCTTCTCCTCAATCAGCATTCCGTCGAGGTCGATGCCCCCCGCAGCCTCCTTCGCAGCCTCGTCAAGGCAAGGATTGATCCTCACATCGTTGCGATGCTCGTTGAGGAACTTGGTGATGTCGGCTACGACCTTGGAGTTGAATGGATTGTGAAACATGGACATACTGACTCTCCTAGTGCTTTCTATTTAGCGATCAACCGCCCTTGGCTTTCTTCCAAAGGTCGGCATCGGCGGTCTTGCGGGTCTTCCCGCCCACGATGAACGAGTTGACACGGGCAAATGCCCATTGGTGTGAGGTGGCACCTGGACGGTGACCCCCCTTCCATGCAGCCATTCCCCTGTCGTAGACCTTCTTTAGGATGCCGTATGGGATGCCGCTCTTCTTCGCCTTCTTCTCCAAGGCGGCGATGCGGGCTTCCATGATGTCCTTCTTGATTCCCCCAAAGTTCTTCATCGGTCAGCCTTTCTTCTCGGGGTTGTGACCCCAAACCTTGAGTGCTAGGAGTTTGCGGGTGGGGCGACCCTTCTCGTCACGCATGCCGCCCTTCGCACCCTTCATGCGGGAGATGAAGTTGACTTGCTTACCCGCCCACTTCCAATCGTTGGCACTCCACTTCACCATCGGGGTGTCGAGCATTCGGATGATCGCACGGGCAGAGTCACGACCGCTGGTGATCTTCTTGCCACCCGCTCCCGCCTTACCCGCCTCCTTGCGGCTCAATCCCGCCTCCTCGCCACCATCGGAGTCGAGGAACGATTGGATCTCCTTGCCCGACATGTTGACGAGTTTCTGCCACTCCTTGTAGAGCCGCCTCTTCTCGTCATCGATCTCCTCGCCGCCCTCCTCCTTGAGACGCTCACGCTCACCTGGAGTGTCACGCTTGTAGGTCTTGACGATCTCGTCGCTGCCTATCTCAAGGGGACCACGCTTGCTCAAGGAGGTCCACTTCATCACGCCGTGGATCCTGTCAGCCTCGGCAAGCCATTCGTCGGCGACCACGACCGACTCGGACTTGCCGTGCATCTTCCATGCCGTGGCGTAGAAGACCTGCTTCCAATCTTTGCCGTACCTCTTCTTGAACTGAGCCTTGACCTTCTCCTTCTTGGAGAATCGACGGGCGGGTCCGCTAGGAGGACTCACCTCCATCAGCAGGTAGTCGAAGTCCTCGTCAATGGTGGTGGGCTCGTCCGTGCCGATCTCTTCGTTGCGGACTTCCTTGAGTTGTTCGATGTACGCCCTGACGAGTTCGGTAGCCTCCGACATGCCTCGCTCACGGCATCGGTCCTCGTAGGCGATGGCTAGCCTCAACTTGGACGAGTTCGTCTCTTGGGACTCGTCAATGGACCACAGCCGCTCCAAAGCCTCGTCATGCTCGTAGCCGCTCTTGATAGCCTTGACCTTGCCCTTCTTGGCGAGTTTCTTGAACAGCGTCGTGTACTTCGACGGCTTCGTCTTCATCTTTTTCTCCCGTGGATTCACGAACTCCCAAGTCTTGGGATCGTCATCGGGCATGTCCTTCCGCTTGGCGAGTTCCCTGCTTCGGGTCTTCGCCTCGCCCTTGCTCAATCCCGAGACATACTTCTTCGGGAGACCCGAGGTCTTGTCCTCGGGCGACTTCCTCGTCTTGCCCGACTTGGTCTTGAATTTCTTGCCCTTGGTGACATCGGCTTCGACGAGGGGATTGCCATCGACATCGTCGCCCATGCCGAGATACGGAATAGCCGAGTGGAGAGCCTTCCCCACAATCACGGGGTCGATGGTTCCTTGGATGAGGACCTTGTCGAGGATCTTCACCAAGAACTTGCCCAACATGGTCTTCTGTAGGAACATGTTCAAGGTCACGGATGCGCCCGTGACCTTGTATGCGTGGGCGAGGATTTCCTGCTTCGTTGTCTCAACTTCCTTCTTGAAAGCCTCGGGAGTCAGCACTTTCTTCTTGTTGGCGAGAGCGAATACCTTGGTCGCCACCAACGGGCTTGTGATGATCTCCTTGGCTGCGTCCTTCACCTCGACCGCAGACATCTCCGAGATCTCCTCCTCCTCTTCCTCCTCCTCGGTCACCCCCTTCTTCTTGGGGTCGGGTTGAGGATAGATGGCATCGGCGGGGTCAACCACGCTGCCCGTCTGTCCGAGGAATCGGAGACCGACGAGGACCTTGCTCGACATGTGGCTTCGGTCGCCGAGGGAGAACTTGATGTTCGGATAGTGCTTCCCGTGGAAGTCGATGTCCATCAGCACGACGAGACGCTTCTTCTCCCCGATCCCGCTTTTCACGCTGATGCGGCTGATGATCTTCTTCGTCACCTTCTTGCCGCTCGGGAGCCTAAAGGTGACGGTGTGGTCGCCGTTGTCCTTGATCTCCGTGGCATGGATCATGTTGTAGCCGCTGTTCCCCGTGTCGATCTTGGCTTGGTACTCCACGCCATCGACCTTCACCGTCTCACGGACTGCGAGGTTTGAGAACAACTTCCAATTTGCCTTGACAAGGATGTGGTCAAGGAAGTCCTCGACCAACTCCTCGCCCTTGACATTGTCCTTGCCCTTGCCGTCCTCGTAGTAGCGGTAGTAGATGTTGCCGCTGCCAGGGCTTGCGTTCATCTCAATGATGTACGGCTTGCCATCGTTGATGACATGGTCGATTCCGACATAGTAGCACTTGCTCACCCGAGCGGCTTGCTCGACCAACTTGATCTCCTCGTCGGAGAGTTGGAACGAGCCGCCCTTCGATCCACGGGCGATGTTCGTGCGGAAGTCCTTCGGTGCCTTGTCACGCTTGGCACAGGCGAAGATCTTGCCGTTGAGGACGATGCTGCGGACATCGTTCTTGAAGTCGGGGAGGAACTCTTGGATGATGATCTCGGCACCGAACTTCCAAAGCGTCTGTAGGACGCTCTTGAGGCTCTCCATGCTTTCGATCTTGGAGACACCGATGCCCTCGGCACCCGTCAGGGTCTTGCAGATGACGGGAAACTTGCCCCCGATCTCCTTGACTGCGGCTTCGATGTTCGCCTCGCTAGAGACATAGGCGGTCTTTGGGTGGGGCAGACCGTGCTTCTTGAGGGCGATGGCGGTCTCCAACTTGTTGGCGCAGAGTTCCATACCCCCCTTCTCGTTCACCATGAACACGCCGTTGTTCTGAAGGATGGTGAGGATCGCAACCCCGACCTCGCTGTTCATAACCCCGCCACGGACGATTGCTATCGTGTCGCTCGGAACGATGGTCACATCCTTGCCTTCGCCGTCATAGTTCTTGATGGTGATCTTCTTCGCCACGACGCTCGACAGGTCGATCTGCGCCTTCTTCGTCTTGACGGCATAGAAGGGGATCTTGCGCTTCTTGCAGATCTCCCCCATCTTCTCAATCGTGTCCGAGAGATCCTTGTCCGAGGATGTCAGGGCGAGGATGGTGACCTTGTCTCCGTTCTCCCGAGCCTCCTCGACATACTCCTCGTTGAGACCGAGACCCTTGCGGACATCGTTGTAGAGCCGCTCCTTGAGGAGACCGTCCTCGGTGGGGATGAGTGCGGAGAATGCGGCGAAGTCGCCTCTGAAAGCCGCCTCACGGGCATCGGTCGCACCCACGGCTGCGAGTCCCGTCGAATCCTTGGAGCGGGGCTCCCCCGCCACACGGACTCGGAACGACTCAAACGAGTAGGACCTTCCCTTTGGATCCTTGGCGGCGACCGTTCCCTTGTACTTCAGGATGCGCTCGTAGTCAGCCTGTTGATCATCTCCCGTGACGAGGACGATGTTCTTGTATCCCATGTCGCAGAGATGCAGGACGGCATCGAAGGGGTTCGTAGCCTCGGTGGAGATGTTTGTATTCGGGAAGAACGCCTTCATGTACTCGACCTTCTTCTCGGTCGAGAGGGGGTTCACCTTTGCATCCTGTGTGCGGGAGAGGAAGACGAAGTGATCGGCATCAAGAGCCCTAGCCTCCTCAACGACCGTGTCCACCACCACACCATGTCCCGTTGTCGGAGGATTCATGCGCCCGAACGAGAAGACTGCGGTGTCCCTCGGACCACGCTCGCTGATGTGTGTGGAGAAACCTTTCACCCGTTTACCTTCCTGTTCTGCGCCGAGAACCGTGACCGTGTCACGAACTTCACGGCTCTCTTGGACTCACTCACGACGATTCCCTCGGGCTCGGTCGGTCGCATGCCCTCGGCATCGACAAAGTGATGGCGGAACTCGGTAAGAGGCACCCTTTGGAGGAGAGATTCCTTTACGAGAGCCATCTTCCTATGTAGGAGAAACGCCGTATCGAACTGCTTGGCGTAGACCTCGGTGAAGTTGATCAGGCGGTCTGCTAGTGCCTTCTTGTCCGACCTGCCCTTGTCGGTCTTCAACTTGAGGATCTCCTTGCCCACCTTGGTTTCGATGTAGAGGGCAAGACCCCGTGCCGAACACTCCGAGATGTTCGCCATGACCGTGGCGTTGATGTAGGGGGAGAGGAAGGGGACGAGTTCCTTGTTTGAGAGCATGGTCCCGAGGAACTGCCCGACCTTCTCCGACTGCTCCTCGCAGTAGTGGAGCCTCGCCTCATTGGTGGCGTTCTCAAGTGGAGTGCTTTCCGTGAGGGTGTGTACGGAGATGCTCGGGAACCAAACGGGGGAATCCTGTGCGACCATGGAAGGGTCGAATCCAAACGAGGAGACCGTGAGCGATCCCATGGTCTTGCCCTCGTAGACCGTATGGAAGGCGACACCCAACTTGGCGTTGCTGATCGCCTTGCCCACGGCGGTGTTCCTTCCGACCGAGTACCTGATGGCGTTGGGTTGGAACGCCACCTCCTCCTCGGTGACCGTGATGGAATCGGAGGTGAACAGGAGGTCGCCTTGCACGACACCTCGGATGCCGAGGCTAGGGAGCCATGCGAGGCACTCGACCAACTTCTCGGCGAGGTCGGGGTTCTCCACCCCCGCCATGATCCCATCCTTGGTGTCGAACGCACGGACATCCTTGTTGAACGCCGCCTTCGTGCCGACGAAAAACTTGGAGTTCTCGGGATTGATCCCACACACGATGGCGGGGCGACCATCCCACTTCACCGACATCCTGATGCCATCGGACTGACGCATCACCTCGGCGAGGATGTGGAGCGAGGAGGCGAGACCTCCCTTTCCCTCAAGGAACATGAGGTCCTCGACATGGGGGAGGTGCTTGTTGCGGGTGATCTCTGTGGTGCCGACTTCCTTGAATGTGAGCATGGTATTTTCCGTATCTATGAGTAGACGGGGTGGGGATCGAACCCACATGAGGGCCGTTATAAGCGACCACCTTTTTCCGATTCAGGCACCCGTCCATGTGCAGGTCAGGTCCATCCATCGTCATCATCGATGGGTGGTTTCCGTGCGCCCGTGCGCCCGTGCGCCCGTGTGGGTGCGCATGCGTTCACGCCCGTGCGCCCGTGTGCGTGGGGGCGTGGGCGCACGGGGGCGGGATCGTCATCGTCGTTCACGGCTGCGTTGACGAGGTTCGCCGTTGGATCGCTGACATCGAACAACTTCATCTTGGCACGGTCGATTCCGACCACGAACTTTCGGTTCGTGGCGACATCGTTGTAGCGGTTCTTGAGTTGCTTCACCATGACCTGACCGAGTTCGTCCAACTGCTCGGTGGCGATGAGTGCGAACATGAAGTCGGCGGTGGCGGGAAGTCCGAACGACTCGGATGTGTCGGTCAGGTCAACATCCGTGTTGCCGAACCCCGAGCGGTTGGTCTGTGTTGCCGTGAAGATCGGCACCGCCATCTCCACGGCGAGACCTCGGAGTTCCTCCGCAATCGCCTTGATGTAGGTGTAGGAGTTGACATTCGCTCCAGGCTTGAACCTCACCGAGGCGCAGATGTTGAGGTAGTCGATGAAGATGATGTCGGGCTTGAAGTCCTTCTTCAGCCGCAGTTCGTCAAGGAGGTGTCGGAAGTGCCCTGCGTTCGCCGATGCCGTGGGGTACTCCTTGATCAACAACTTGCCCGTGATCCCCGCCGTGACCTTGGAGAGCCGCTTGGCGTACACATCCATCGGCAACTTCTTGAGGTCATCCAATGTGATGTCCATGAGGTTCGCATCGATGCGCTCGGCGATCCTCTCCTCAGCCATCTCGCAGGTGATGTAGAGGACATTCTTGCTCTGCGAGAGGCAGTTGGCGGCGTGGTGGCACATGAACAGGGACTTGCCTACACCAGTTCCCGCAAGGATCACATTGAGGGTCTTGTCGGGCACCCCGCCGTTGGTGATCTTGTTGAACATGTCGAGGTCGAACGGTGTCTTCTTCTCCACCTTGTGGTAGAACTCGTACCGCCGCTCGGCATCCTCAATGAAGTCGTGACCGATGTGTTCATCGAATGAGATACTGAGGGCTTCCTTGAGGATCTCGGGGATAGCAGCCTTGGACCTCCCCTTCGACCGCTTCTCGTCAAGGAGTTCGACGGACTCCATGAGAGCGTTGTAGACCGCCTTGTCCTTGCAGAACTTCTCCGTCTGATCGATGAGCCATTGGAGGTCGGGATGCTCTTGAGGCTCGCCAAGGAGAGGCAGAAGTCGAACGCATTCGTCGTACTCGCCTTGGGACATCCCGTCCTGCTGACCGAGGATGATGCTGAGTGCCTCCTCGGTCGGCGGTGCGTTGTACTTGGAGGTGAACTCCGAGATCGTGAGGAACAGCCTCTTCTCGCAGGGATCGTGGAAGTAGGCTTCCTTCAAAAAGGGAAGCACCCGTCGAGTGAACTCCGACAGGTGCAGGAGGCTTCTGAGGA